TGTCAATGCTGTAATCCTGACTTTGTTCTGAGCGGGAGCGTCATAGTCATAATCAGTACCCAGTATCGCGCCTTTATTAAGTACATTGGCATCGTAGTTAATAGACACACCGTCACTGGATGGAACCGTAGTCCCACTGGTTAGGTTAAATACTATGGCAAGGTCTAGGTCATTACCCAGTGCTATGTGGTTCGGGTCTGTAACAGCGTCTAGTTGAGTCTTGTCCATTTGGTTTGTGTACGCATCACTTGCAGTTGTATATTGAAATACCGTATCGCTAGAGCTTCCTAATATATACATTTTTGTTCCAGCACCTAAAGAGCCGCCAAACGCCATTGCGTATGGATTTACCTCTTGAGCATTTACTGAAAAACTTGTAGACGAATAACTAGCTGTTGATAGGTCAAAACCAGTGGTTAAATCATATTGATAAACAGTGTCTGTAGCACCCCCAAGAATAAACATTTTTTTGCCATCAGTGCTAAACGCTAAGTCTCTGGGTGTGCTGTCTTGAGATGAAACACTAAAACTTCTAATGGCATTGGAAGTTGTTACGTTAAACGCTGTTGTTAATACATATTCATTAACATCATCACCACTATTTCCAAGCACAAACATTTTAGTTCCATCTGCATTAAAGGCTACTGCTTCTGGCGTCGTGTCTTGACCAGACACAGAGAACGACCTGCCATAACTTGCTGTAGATAAATCAAATCCAGTGCTTAAATCATACTCAAAAATAGAGTCATTGGTGTTACCAACAATATACATCTTTGTCCCATCATTATTAAACTCAACGTCTTTAGTAAAAGTATCTTGAGACGCAACAGAAAAACTCGTAGATGAATATGATGCCGTTGATAAATCAAAGCCTGTTGACAAGTCATATTCGTATACAGTGTCAGCAGAGTCTCCAAGCATAAACATTTTCGTGCCATCAGTATTAAATGCTAATCCAACCGATGCTGTATCTTGGCTCAAAACGCTAAAACTTGAAGAATCGTAAGATGGGCTGTTATCTAAAACATATCCAATACCAAGATATGAAGCACCCGTCATAGCCTCCTGCAAAGCATTCAACTCTGTGTTGGTAGTCGCGTTAGTCCAAGTAGTAGACGCATAAGTACCATTGGAGTTGTACTGCCAAGTGCCTGAGTTGTTGCGGACAATGCTTCTTTCGCCGTCACTGGCTTTGGCAATCTTCCAAGTAGTCCTATCGTCTGTTGAGACTGCGTAGTAAACACTTCCATCACCAGCAGCTTCATCTGCGGTCATAGAGTTGATGTCTGTCCAGTAGGTAGAGTCTGTGGAATCTGTGGTATGGACTGCGTGGTACCCTGTGGGTATTGTTGTAGAACCAATAGTGTATTGATATATATCATCACCAACAGAGTCACCAACGTATAACTTTCTTCCTTCGTCTGTTATGTCAAATGCAGTAGGAGATGTCATTTGTGAAAGAGTAGAAAATTCTACTGAAGATATAGTTGCTGTTGCCAAGTCATAGGCTGTAGATAAATCTGCAACAAATATTTTATCTTTGTCTGAATCGCTAAAATATATTTGAGTTCCGTCACTTTTAATTCTTACATTCTGGACATTTGTGCAAGTCCCAGACAAACTTAAACTTTTGCTTGCATAAGATGCTGTTGAAAGATTAAATGCAGTTGAGCAGGTGTATTGGTAAATAGCATTAGTTGAATTACAACACACATAAAACTTAGTGCCATCAGTAGCAAACGCAACACCTGTTGGATTACTTGCTTGGCTGCCTAAATTAAAATCTTGGGAAAAAGACGCTGTGTTAATATCGTAAGCAGTAGACATAGTATAACGATATATTTTTTGATATTGAACTCCTACCATAAACATATAAGCACCATCAGGGCTCATCCAGATACCTTGTGGGCCTGTGTCTTGACCGGCAACTGAAATGCCTGTCCATTGACTGCCTACTGTAGTTATATCGTAAGCTGTGCTTAAATCGTTTTGTAGTATCTTGTCTTGATTTGTACCAGTTATGTAAACTCGCGTCCCATCAGATTTGAAAAATACATCAGTCATATTAGGTTCATTAGCACTAACATCTATTGTCTTGCTGTCATACGATCCATTAGCAATATCATAAGCATTGTTGTATCTACTCAACTCCAAATCACCATCAGTCGTGTTATACACAACGCCATACATCTCCCAAGAGCCTGATGCTACTTGAGCGTATGAAGTGGGTGCTGTGGTTTGTGAGAATGCGCCAGCGGTAGAAGTTAAAATAAACACACCACTGTTAGCTTCAATGGTCTTGCCTACGTCAGCAGATGCAAATGAGCCTGAGCCTAGAGTAAATAGTTTAGGAATTGAATATTGATATACTGAGTCCCCATTATTTCCTATTATATAAACTTTACTAGAATCTCCATTTAATGTTATTCCTCTAAGGTCTGTTTCTTGGCTGCTAACGCTCACATTTCCAGAATGAGATGCTGTAGATAAATCAAAGCCAGTAGATAGTGTATACATATCTATTGCGTTATCATTATTGCCTGCAATAAATAATTCTGTTCCTCCTGAATTAAAAACCAAATCTTCTGGAACAATATCCTGACTAGAAACATCTAAACTAACTGAGTCATAAGATGCAGTAGATAAGTCGTAGGCTGTTGTTAACCCATATTGAAATATAGAATCTGCAATACTATCAATCACAAACATTTTTGTACCATCAGAATTAAATCTCACTCCTCTTGGCTGAGTAGTTTGCGATGATGGGTCAAATGTATAATTAGAGCTTGCTGTTGATACATCAAATCCTGTTGTAAGTGTGTATTCATACACACGATTACTTGTTAAGCCTGCAACATACATCCTAGTGCCGTCATTATTAAATGTAACGCTTTGCGGCTGAGTGTCTTGTGAAGATACAGAAAACTGAGTTGTGTAAGTTGCTGTGCTTAAATCGTAAGCAGTAGACAAAGCCCACTCATCAACGGCATCTCCACCTTGACCTATCACAAATAACTTTGTTCCGTCATTATTGAAAGTTAAACCTGTTGATATGGTTTCTTGCGCTGAAACGGCTAACGATACGCTGTCATAAGAGACATTAGTTATATCTGAAGTAAAACTCAACGTAGTCGCAGGAGCAGAGTCCAAACGTGTGTAGTTCTCTGTAGTAGAATTAACGTCCCAAGTGTTATTGGTTATACCAGTTTGAGAGACTTCTTTAGTCACGCCCACAACAGGAGACAGCACGTTACCTGACAAGGTAATTGTAGCTACCTCATCTGCTACAAATGTCTTGGTTAAAGTTCCAGCGGTAACAGAAATATTATCTAGCTGTGTTTGTAGATTAGACGTAACGCCATCAACGTAGTTAAGCTCTGCTGTAGTTGCTGTAACCCCATCAAGGATGTTGAGTTCTGCTGTAGTTGCAGTAACCCCATCAAGGATGTTAAGTTCTGTTCCTGTTGCAGTAACGCCATCTAGAGCATTAATCGTAGCTGCGCTATCTGCTATATCTCTTGCCTTACTCATAGTTAAGCCTCCGGCTCAGTCGGCCATGTTACTGTATGGGGGAAGCCTTCTTGTGTTGGAACATCCCTTAGTGCTTGTCGGTAGGTCGCCCAATCCGCTGACATAGTAACGTCTGACATACCCATCCAATCTGTGTCTTTTAGCTTTTGGTCACGCTCTGTGCGAATCTCAGCAGCAGCGCGGTCATTAGCGCCTGCTGCGTACTCGGCTTCCATTGCGTCCCATTTAGCTTCTTCTTCAGGAGTAAACGGAACATTGCCATTTGGTGTTGCGCGATAACGTGTCATTGTTTAGTCCTATGATTTTTTGATTCCGTATAATCTAATAGTTCCTGCTGTAAAAGTTCCACCTGCCGGATAAATCCTAACTCCAGTAATACTTCCAGAGCCTGAATGATTCCATCCTGTCCCGCTGCTGTAATATCCTCCAAAGCAAGATATGGAAAATTTAGAGCTGTTTGCGTTTACTATGTTTATTTTAAACCCAGTGGAAGGAGCGGCATTATTTATAGAAAACGCCTCATTAAAAGAGGTTTGACTTGAGACATAAGTTCCGTTTCGGTTGAAGTAAGCATAATCAGCTGACGTTAGTAAACTACCTCCTTTGTAGACTCGTATTCGTCCATCATCAGTAACCGACCCAATTATGCCAGAGCCATATATAATGTAGTCATCATAAGTAGAAGAAAAACCGCTTGTTATGTCTATAGTTGATGGAGTGCCAGAAACAGTAGTAGTAGAGATAAGCTCCATAGCTCCTCCACCAGCATCCGCAAGAGATAGTGTTCCGCTTCCGTTAGTAGTTAATACTTGGTCAGCAGTTCCATCTGTAGTCGGTAGAGTGAACGTCCCAACAAAGCTAGTCAGGTTAGAGTCATAGGCTTGAACGTCTGTTCCTATTGCTACACCCAGAGATGTTCTAGCAGTTGCGCCTGACTCAGTTACAAAGTTAGTCCCATCACCAATGATGATGTTTCCGTCAGTAGGAGTAAGGCCAGCGACATCTGCCAACTGAGCATCGTAAGCCTGAACGTCTGTGCCAATAGCCAGACCCAGATTAGTTCTAGCTGTCGCAGCACTAGCAAGGTCAGAAAGATTATTAGCAGTAGCTGCATAGTCACTGGTTGCTGCTGTAGCTATCGTGCCTAGTCCTAAATTAGTCCTAGCAGTCGCTGCGCTGGCAAGATCAGATAAGTTGTTAGCAGTTGCAGCGTAATCACCAGTTGCTGCTGTGGCGATTGTGCCTAGACCCAAGTTGGTTCGGGCTGTAGCGGCATTATTAAGGTCTGATAAGTTATTACCAGATACTAAAGCATTGGCCACAGAAAAAGTTTCAAATGCTATAATTTCTACAAGATCACCAGCGGCTGCTCCAGATGTAAGAACTACTGAAGTTCCATTAGTAGCTGTAAAGTCTGTAGTATTAATTAACTTTACGCCATTCAAATAAACATCTACATAGCCTACTGTATAGGTTGCAGAGAATGTAGTCTGTGCTGCCGTAGCTGTAGCATTAGTACGTGTATAAACATACTGTGCGCCTATAGAACCCCAAGCAGACCCATCGTAGCCTTCAAAGACTGTATCCGTAGTATTGTAACGAATCATGCCCTGAACAGGCGTAGGACGCTGCGCGGTAGTTCCAACAGGAACCTTAATGGCTTCAGTGCCACTTATGGTTACAGTACCAGTAAAAGTAGGATCGTCAGTTAAATTATCCCAAGAAGGATTAGTACCATCAGTTGTTAAATAGTAACCGCTGTTACCTGTTTGGGTTGGAAGAGCATCCACATCACCAAAAGTAATATTACCTGCTGCGTCTGTAAGAAGTGCCTGACCACTAGTACCGTCAGTAGTAGGAAGCGTAAATGTAGTTACAAAAGATTGTAGGTTACTGTCGTAAGCCAGTACGTCAGAGCCTATAGCAACTCCAAGA